AGTTGGTATCAAAGATGATGGAATGTTAAATGTGTTTTCCAATTTGGATGATGTATTGAACGAAGATTTCAGACATCCCATACCAATGGGTATTGGCGGTATTGATAGACTTTTAAAGGGTGGGTTAGCCAAAGGTGAAATTGGTGTTGTATTAGCACCAACAGGTGTTGGTAAGTCAACATTCTTAACCAAGATTGCTAATCACGCATTTAATTTGGGTTATAATGTCCTTCAAGTATTTTTTGAAGATAATCCAAAGGTTATTCAAAGAAAACATTTCACATTGTGGACTAAAATCCATCCTGATGATATGTCAAACAGAAAGGAAGAAGTTTTAATGAAGGTTAAAGATATTGAACAAAAGATGGATAACCAATTAATATTGGAAAAACTACCATCTGATACAATCACAATGTCCCAAATTAAAAATATTGTAAGAAAAAAGATTGCTGAAGGAACTAAAATTGATATGATTCTGTTGGATTATATTGATTGTGTTGTACCTGAAAAGAATTTGGGCGATGAATGGAAATCTGAAGGTTCTGTAATGAGAGCATTTGAAGCAATGTGTCACGAACTTAATTTGGTTGGTTGGACTGCAACCCAGGGTAATAGAAGTTCAATATCATCTGAAGTGGTAACAACGGATCAAATGGGTGGGTCAATTAAGAAAGCACAAGTTGGTCACGTAATCATAACTGTTGCAAAGTCATTACAACAAAAAGAAATGAAACTTGCAACAATTGCAATAACTAAATCAAGGATTGGTGACGATGGTATTGTATTTGAAAATTGTAAGTTTGATAATGGTATGTTAGATATTGATACTGAATCATCCGTAACATTCTTGGGATTAGAAGAAAACAAAGAAGAACAAAATAGACAAAGAATTAAAGATTTATTGGAAAAAAGAAAACAAAAAAATAATTAATAAAAATGAAAGAAAGAATATTAACAACAAATCCAAATCGTTTTGTAATATTCCCCATTCAATACAATGATATATGGGAATACTACAAACAACACCAAGCGGCATTTTGGACTGCTGAAGAAGTAGATTTAACTAATGACATTAGAGATTGGCAAAACTTGTCAGAAAATGAACAATATTTTGTTAAGAATATATTGTCATTCTTCGCGGCATCTGATGGTATTGTAAATGAAAACTTAGCGGAAAACTTTTATAGGGAAGTACAATACCCTGAAGCAAAATTTTTCTATGGATTTCAATTAATGATGGAAAATATCCATTCTTTAATGTATTCTTTGTTAATTGATACTTACATATCAAATCCAAAGGAAAAAGATCAATGTTTTAATGCCATTGACAGATTGCCAGCGGTTCAGAAAAAAGCTAATTGGGCGTTAAATTGGATTTCAAAAGCTTCTTTTCAAGAAAGATTGGTTGCTTTTGCTGCTGTTGAAGGGATATTCTTTTCTGGGTCTTTTTGTTCAATATTTTGGTTAAAATCAAGGGGAATTATGCAAGGATTATGTAATGCAAATTCATTGATTTTTAAAGATGAAAACTTACATTGTGATTTCGCAATACATTTATTGAATAATCACATTGAAAACAAACCAAGTGAAAAAAGAATTAAAGAAATACTTTTGTCTGCTTTGGAAATTGAAAAAGAATTTATCACGGAATCATTACCAGTTTCATTGATTGGAATGAATTCGAATTTGATGAAACAATACTTGGAATTTGTTGTTGATGGTTTGTTGGTTAAATTTGGATGTAACAAACATTTTAATGTAGAACAACCATTCAAGTTTATGGAGCAAATTGCGGTAGAAACAAAGGGCAATTTCTTTGAATCTAGAACTATGGAGTATCAAAAAGCAAAACTTAACGAAACTATTTCATTTACAGACGATTTTTAAATTTATCATTATGTCATTAAGAATTCAAAAAAGAAATGGGGATGTTGTATCATTCAACCCCACAAAAATACAAAATAGGATTAAAAAAGCTAGTAAGAACTTAAATGTAAATTCAGACCAAATATTCATTAAAGTTATTACATCAGTACCAACTGAAGGTATAATTTCAACAAAACAATTGGATAAGTTGATTTATGAAATAGCCGCGTCATATACTGGAAGTCACCATGATTATTCAAGGTTGGCTTCTTCTGTTGCAATATCTTCATATCACAAAGAAACTAATGAAAGTTTTTGTGAAACAATGAAGTCATTAGCCGACCTTGGTATTATTAATCAAGAATTAATCAATATGATTGATTCTTATGGTGATTTAAACATTGATGAAGTTATAAATCATGAGAACGATTATAACTTTGATTACTTTGCTTGGCGTTCATTATTTGAAATGTACCTATTAAAAACACCAGAAGGTATTACCGTGGAAAGACCCCAACATATGTATATGAGGGTTGCAATATGGGTAACAAAATCATTTGATGAAGCTGTAGAATACTACAAATCATTATCAAATCAATTAATATCCCCCGCCACTCCAATAATGATAAATTCCGGGACAAAGATACCTCAATTAGCATCTTGTGTTCTTCATTATAATGATGCGGATTCAAGGGAAGGATTGCTACACACATTAAATGACATATCAACATATTCAGCGGATGCTGCGGGCATTGGACTTTGTATGTCAAATATTAGAAGCAAGGAGAGTAGATTAAGTACATCAGGTGGATTTGCTGGTGGTTTGTTAAAATATCTTAAAATTGTCAATGAATCATTGAGATTCTTTAATCAACAAGGTAGAAGACCTGGTTCGGCTGCGATATACATTGAACCTTGGCATAAAGATATTTTCGACTTATTGGACATTAAAAAGAATACAGGTGCTGAGGAATTGAGAGCAAGAGATTTGTTCACCTCACTATGGATTCCTGATAACTTTATGAAGGCGGTTAAAGAAGATTCTGATTGGTATTTGTTCTGTCCAAATGATATTGTAAAGGCGGGTTTAAAACCATTACAAGAATGTTATGGGGAGGAATATGAAAAAGTTTATAGTGTTGCGATTAAATTAGGATTAGGTAAAAAAGTTAAAGCACAAGAGGTTTGGAATAAGATAATTGAATCTCAAATTGAAACTGGTGTCCCTTATTTATCATCAAAAGATAACGCTAATAAAAAAAGCAATCATCAGAATATTGGTACAATTAAACAATCTAATCTTTGTTGTGTTGTTGGTGATACTATTTTAACTATTAAAAGAGAAAATGAAGAAATTCAAAATTTACCAATTAGTGAAGTTATTGAATTAATTGAACAATCAGAAAAATTAATGGTGTTAACTGAAGGTGGTAAATTTAGTTTAATAACTGCTGGTATGTTAACAAGAAAAAATTCAGATATTCTTGAAATTATTGATGAGAATACAGGATTTAGTATAAAATGTACTCCGGATCATTTAATTTTTACGAAAAATAGAGGTTATGTCAGAGCCGATGAATTAAAAGAAGATGATATTTTAGAACTGTACAAATAGTCGTTTTAAGTTTATTAGTATATTTATATACATGAGATATTATGTTTATATATTATTAGATGATATGATTAAAGGTAGATACGACAATGAATATTGTTCTGTAGAATACCAACCTTTTTATGTGGGTAAAGGGGATTCTAAATCTAAAAATAAAACGGAACGACATTTAACACATTATAAAGAAACAAAACAAAATTTAACTAAAATTGTTAATCCTCATAAATTTAATAAAATTAAAAAATTACAAGAAAATGGTTTTGAACCTAACTTTTTAATTATTTATGAATCGGATAATGAACAGGATGTTTTAAACGTTGAAAAAAATTTAATAAATTTTTACGGTAAAGAAAAAGATGGTGGGATGTTAACAAATATTTCTGATGGTGGTATCGGTGGGAATCTTTTTAAGGATGTTGAAGGACTACGTGAAAAATTAAATAGTATAAATTCTAAAAGATGGGAAGGAAATAAAAATCCAAATTTTGGTAAAAATAAAGAAGAAACTTTTAGTTACAAATATAAGTTAGAAC